ATAGAAAGTTTGGGTTTAGGACAACAAGGGAAGAAAGATCAAGGTTTAGTTCTCTCTGGGTAGCTTTGGTATACGAATGTAAAACCTATGAAGAAAGGCTTGATATGTTAAAAGCCGACCTTGAAGAACATTCTTTTAGAAACCAAAGATATAAAGACTTAGGGGTTGAAACAGATATGCAATTAGTAGCCATGAAGTTTTATAAAAGGTTTATTAAGACAATGGAAAAGAAAAGACTCAGAAGTCTAGCTGTGTTAGATGAATTTGCAAAGATTAAAAAGGAGTATTCCATTGGCGAAGAAACCAAATAAAGAAATGAAAAGAAGATATGGGGAAGCAGTTGAGTATGGGTGCATATTATGTAAAATTTTGTATGGCGTTTATACTGAGCCTTGTATTCATCATTTAACAGGGGGAGGTATGGGGATGAAGTCAGAAGATTTTATCCCTCTTTGATATGTCATACCCACCATCAAGGTTCGCAAGGCATACATCATTTAGGAAATAGAGTCTGGGAAGAAAAATATGGAACTCAAAAAGAAATGCTAGAAATGTATTTAGAAGAAACTAATAATAATAAAAAGGAGTGAGGTAGTGATAAAAGTAGAAGACAATATACCCTATGAGGGCAGAAGCAAGTATGCTGAATATTTTGATACATTGTATAAAATGAAGTCTGGGCAGAGTTTCTTAACTGATGACTATAGGGTGGTTGATGCTGTTAGGCATAAAGCATGGGAGAAGAAAATACCTTTATCTTTTAAGCAACAGAAGATTGCAGGTGAACCTCTCCAATACCGAGTTTGGAGAAGATAATGAGATTAGATTTACTTACTATTCTATTACCAAAGTCATTAGATATGGGGAGTATTGGGAGTGGCAAGTCGCATGATTCTATAACACCTCAAGAAGTATCTACAATTCTGGCCTATGCTAATCTTGATGAAGTTGAACTAAATCTTCTTATGGGAAAGTATTTAGAAGATGAATCAGCAAGGCACGATCTAATTAAACATGCTGAGTCTTTTGTTAAAACAGAAGATGAGGTTATTGCTAAGAAGATAGCTCATACAGGAGTTGTGGAGTTATTTACTGATACTACTTGTTTCTTTTGTAATGGTGTGGGAAATACAGTCTTCAAGGATAGTATTGATAAGTGTCCACATTGTCATAATGGGGTTTTCGTTTGGTCGGATTTCTCAAGGTCAGCTATTATGGAATTAAAAAAAGGAGTGTATATGAAGATAAAGAAAGATTATAAAGAATTAATAAATTATTTAACCAATGTAGAGCAATCTGCATTAGAAAAACTGGGGAGTTCATGAGTATTTTTAAAAAAACTAAAAGAGAATTTTTGGCAGAAAACCAAATTACAGGCATGTTTACTAAAGAACAAGTCAAAGTTCTGGAAAAACACGATACAGGTGAAGATGATTATAACAGTAGTGGCAACTTCCCTTGGGGTTCAAGTAATGCTATGAAGTTATTTCTTGTAGAAAAGGGTGATCCCTACATCAAGGCTCAAAACATCTATGCTAAAAAGAAAAGACAAGAGTATGCACAAAGAACTTTTGAGAAGATTGTTAAAGAGTTAAATACTATTCCTAATAAGTCTGACTTAGACAACTGGGGCAAAACTTTTGCTCAAGACTACTCCAGAGATACTCCAGAGTTTGTTAAAGAACTTAGATTAGAGTTTACTAGAAGAAAAAAAGAGTTAGGTGATACATGAAAAAATATACAACAAAAGTTTGCAAGGTTAATAAAAACAAAACAAAAGGAAAACAAAAAAGCACGAATACTTTTATGATAAAAAAAGGTATTTGTGGTAACAGGAAAAAATAGGTAATACATGATTCCATTAAAAATTAAAAAAATAGTGAAAACTACTTTATATCGACATTTTGATATTGATAAAAAGTTATTATATGTTGGTGTAAGTTTATCTTGGTCAAAAAGATTAAAGCAACACAGGATATCTTACTGGCACGATAAAATACACACTGTTACTTTAGAACAATACGAAAGCAGAGAAAAAGCTATCCAAGCTGAAAGACAAGCTATATTGAAAGAAAATCCTATATATAATATTCAAAGATATAAGAATATGAAAGAAGAAAGAAAGTTAAGTAAACAAATTTTAGAAAAATCAGTTTCTAGGTTTGTGGGTAATTTTGTTAATTTTAAACTTAGTTACAGTCTTAGAGAAGTAAAAGAAATGACAGGTTTAAGGATGAAAGATATAGAGTGGTATATTGAAAAAAACATTTTATCTTACTATGAAACAACTTATAGAGATGGGTGTATTCCTAAAAAAAGAATTACAGGTTGGTGTGTTATTGATTTGTTAGAAAATTTAATTTATAAGAAATAGGTAATACATGAAAAAATATACAACAGAAGAAAATAACCTCTTTTTTGAGGAAATTATGCACTATATAACATCAAGCAAGAATAGGAATACTAAATTTGGAATAAAATATTTTAAAGAAATATCTAGTAGAAGAAAAAGAAGATGTAGGAATTATCAAACTTTTTTTTACACATGCGAAACTACAAAACTTACGTATGTACGAGTTCCATGTATTGATTATTCATATAAATATTAATAAATAATAAAAAACACAGGTGATACATGAGTAAAAAGAATTACTATTGTTATAGAGCCACAGTTACTTTTAGTGGATCAGTGGGTGCTGAGAGTGAAGAACAGGCTATTGAGAAAGTAATTGCTGAGTCTGAAAGATTGCCAGAAACAGTTTCCTTTAAAGAATCAGAAGTTAAAGTTAGAAAGCTACAGAAAAAACCAGAGAAAGGATTATACCATGATACAAAATATGAATGGTGATGAGCTATTAAAAATAGATGGGTTTGATGATGCCATAATAGGTGTTGAAGAATCTATTGAGCCAAAGTTAGTTTATGATATTGATAAGATCGCTAAAATATTAATGACAAGAGATGAGATGTCAGAAGAAGATGCCTATGATTATATCTCGTTTAATATAACATCTGCTTATGTGGGTGAAAAAACTCCAATACTGGTAAAAACAGGGAAATTAGAAGATTTTATTTAAAATTAACTTCCATACATGCCTGAGAATCCATTTTTATTGGTCTTGGCATACTTAGGTATCACCTAATTTACTGTTCTTTTTTCAATATCCTTTTTAGTCTTAGAGATAATTTTCTTCTTTGTAATCTCTGAAGACTCAATTACTTCTGGCCTAGGCTTTAGGCTCGGGATAGTCTTCATTAATACATTTAACTCAGAAACCAATTCTTCATCTGACTTGTTATGAGTGCTATCCACATTTAAGTTTATAGTCTGGCTAGAGAATGATCCTAGCTCCAGAATAAGTTTTGCTGTGTTTAATCTAACAGCATCTTGTTCACTCTTTAATAAATCCTGTAATACTGATATAGCCATACCAGAGGTTGAGGTTATTCTTTCCTCGTTCTTTTCTCTGATCTCGGTAGTATATTTCTTTTTAAGGTAAGCTCCCATCTGTCTTGGGGATTTATCTTTAGACCAACCTGCTTTGATAGCAGACTGAGTAGCATTTCCTGCTGAATCTCCCTCAACAAAATATTCTATAAAATCTTGTTCTTTTTCTTTATCTATTTTCTTTGGCATAATGTTCTCTTGATTAGATTGAATGGGGTTTATTAAAAATCTTACGACTGTGATTGACTGGTTATTGCCCTAAAGGGTTGTCTGACCTAGCTTTCATCTCATTAACTTTAGCGTTTAATACTGCTATCTCAGCTTTATTAACAGCAATGTCTGCTGTCAAAGGTTTAATATCTACTGATTGTTGAGATTCTAATACATTAATTCTTTCGATCAGCTTTCCTTGAAAGATTGCAAATCCCAGTAATGTAATTATAAGTGAGCCTATTCCAAGCCATTCTTTTACTCCCATATCAATATCCTCTTATTCGTTTTAAGTGTTCTTCTGCCCTTATGCGATTGTCTATAGATTCCTGAAGAATCTTTTGACTCTTTGCCACAGGGTCGTTATATGTAACTTGGCTCTGAGCATATATATCTCTAGCATCAACGTATTCTCTTTGGTCATAATAATCTCCTCCATCAATGTTTAACTGATTTATAAATATATTATTGTTGGTTTGTCCGTAATTGTCCATAGAGAGTTGGCTTTCCATAGCCTTAGCCACGATGAGGGAAGTGGCGACCAGTCTTTGGTCTACTCGTTTAAGGGTTTCATTAACCTTTTTTTCTATAGATTCTACTGTAATAGTTTGATTACTGACTCTAGTAGTTCTTTCAGTCCTGCTTTCTTCCACCGATTCACTTCGGCTTTCGATGGGTTCTTCTCCTGTAGCAACAGTTTCAGCTCCTCCATCTCCAGATCCACCTCCATCTGTTTCTCCTTCTCCGATAACTTCATCAGTTACTTCTTCAGCAACGATAGTATCTTCTTCTTGAGGTTCTGTAGCAACACTTTCAGTTTGTTCCACAACTTCAGGTGTGGTTTCTGCAACTGTGCTTTCTTCTCTAGGCTCTGCAACAACTCTTTCTTCTGTTGTTCTTGGTGTTTCTCCATC